GATGCTACAATTAATTTGAAAGCTAGTGGACAATCTAATGGTTTGCAACTATCACAATTAACTTCTGATGGTGGAAGTTCTATTAGTGCGACTAACAATAATTATTTAAAATTTTCAACTAATGCTACAGAACGTATGCGTATCACATCAGCAGGAGTGGTGGGGATTGGAACTTCATCTCCTCACTCTATTTCTAATCTTCATGTTGCCGATACTTATGCTAATGAACCAATGATTAGAATAGAAACATCTGATGGTGGTAACAAAAGATTAGATTTATATGTTAGTGGTGGTCATGGTTATATAACAGCTACACAATCAGCTCAAGATTTAAATTTTGCTACTAGAACTAATTTAATATTTAAAACTAATACTTCTAGTGAACGTATGCGTATCGACTCATCTGGAAATTTATTGGTGGCTAAAACAAGCACCACAAGAGTTGCATCAGGAGCAGAAATTAGACCAACTGGATTTGGAAGATTTACAAGAGACCAAGCTAATCCTTTAGAATTAGTAAGAACTACTAATGATGGAGAGGCAATAAAATTTTATAAAGACAATACTAATGTTGGTAATATTTCTGTAACTGCTTCATCAACATCTTACAACACTTCATCTGACTACAGATTAAAAGAAAATGTAGATTATACTTTTGATGCAACAACAAGATTAAAACAATTAAAACCTGCAAGATTTAATTTTATAGCAGATGCAGATACTACTGTTGATGGCTTTATTGCACATGAAGTATCAAGTGTAGTACCAGAAGCAATTACAGGAACTAAAGATGCAGTAGATGAAAATGGTAATCCAGAATATCAAGGTATAGACCAATCTAAATTAGTACCTTTACTGGTTAAAACAATTCAAGAATTAGAAGCTAGAATAACAGCTCTAGAAGCTAATAACCCATAATAATAAGGAGAAACAACATGGCAATAACATACGAATGGTCTTTTCCAAACTTTGAGACAAACTCAGAGAATGTAGTTAAGACAATACATTGGAGATATACAGCAACAGAAACAGTAGGAGAAGATACTCATACTGCATCTATGTATGGTATGAATTTTGATGCTATGACTAAAGAAAGTGCAACTGCCTGCGTATTAGAAATGTCTGATACAACGGAAGCTGATATGCAATCAAACTTATCTGCACAAATCGAAAGTCAAAAAGCACCAGAACTTACTTCAAAAACTAAAGATTGGTAGTGTACTGTAATATTACCTATTGTTAAGGTATAATATCCGCATAGGAGTTTATTTTGGCATTAGGTATTACAGCAATAGCACAGTCACCCATAGCAGCATTAGGCGGAACTAATGCTAACGTAGCCTTAACTGGCATACAATTAAATTCTAGTATTGGTCAACAAATATTACCTAACGTAGAGGTTACTGTTACAGGTCAACAGTTAGGCTTTACTATTGGAACTTATTCTGTAAGTGCAGCTGGTAGTGTTAGTATTATAACAGGGCCCGATCACGCAATAGATTTATCTATTGGTTCAGTTACAACATCAGCTAATGCAACTGCTAACCTTACTGGTATTCAATTAACATCGAGTCTTGGTCAATCGACAATTACTCCAAATACAATAGTCACGGCTACCGGACAACAGTTAACTACATCAGTTGGTAGTATTGCTTCAATTACAGCTGATGCAAATGTTACTCCTACAGGTATTGAATTAACAGGAAGTGTTGGTATTCCTTTTATAACTGCATGGGCAGTAATAGATCCAGGGGTTACAAATACGTGGACTGAAGTAAATAAAGGAGTTTCTAATACTTGGACAGAAGTTGATAAGGCTGCTTAAACAAGGTATAATACAAAATTATGGCATCAACATTTTCATCAGATCTTAAACTAGAGTTAATGGCCACGGGTGAAAACTCGGGTACATGGGGAACTAAAACAAATACTAATCTTGAACTTGTTCAACAAGCAATAGCAGGTGTTCAATCAATTACTCTTTCAAGTGGTTCTACTACTGCTTTAGTTATGAGTAATGCTTCTATTTCTAATGCAAGAAATATGGTAATTAAATTTGCAACTATTACGCTATCGGGTGCAACAACAGTTACAATACCAGATTCAATAGAAAAATTTTACATCTTTGATTGTACTTCAATCACTAACCCCACTAACCTTACAATTAAAACTGCTTCAGGATCTGGTTTTACTTTAGATGCATCAAAAATATATGCAGCTTATTCTAATGGTAGTAGTATAACTGAGATTTCTTTAGATTCTTTAGGAGGCAGTATTGGAACAGCTCAAATTTCTGATGATGCAGTAACGAATGCAAAAGTAGCGGATGATGCAATTCAAAGTGCTCAAATAGCAGACAATGCAGTTGTCAGTGCTTCAATATCTGCGGCTGTAGTAACGTCTACAAAAATTGGAGACAACGCTGTAACTGCTGCTAAGTTACAAAGAAAATTTACAATAAGTACATCAAGTCCATCAGGTGGTAATGATGGAGATATTTGGTTTAAATATTCATAAGGTTTTAAATGGCTAATACCTATGGCAAAGTATCAGGAACATTTCAAGAAATAGAAAACGCTTACGGCAAAGTATCAGGTACTTGGCAAGAAGCAGATGAAATTTATGCAAAAGTATCCGGTACTTGGGAATTAGTATTCGCAGCTTTTACAGCAACATCTTTTGTTACAACAAATTCAGGTTCAGGAACTTTTTCAGTACCACAAGGAGCTAACGCAATTCATATACAAGCTGGAGTAGGTGGAGGAGGTGGTGGCCTTAGAGGTGTAGACTATGATAAGGCTGGTGGAGAATCTGCTGGTTCTGGTGGAGGTTCAGGAGCTTTTGTATCTGATAAAATATTTAGCGTTGTACAAGGAGAAACTTTAACATATGCAGTAGGAAGTGCAGGAGCTGCAAATCAGGGAGGATATAGTAATAGTGGAGGAAGTAACGGGGGAACCACAAGTTTATCTGGATCTACTACAGGAAGTATTTTTTCTTTAACAGGAGGAACAAAAGCAACTATAACTTCTAACGGAGGTGTTCAAGGCCCTTTAAGACAAAACACTAATGGAGTTAAGGGGACTGCAACTATTTCTGGAAGTTCCATTACTTCAGGAACATTTAAAAATTCTAGTGGAACCACTGTAAATGTAACCTCAAATACATCTGGTCCTGTTGGATCATTTAATCAATCTGGTAATGGAGCTAATGGTACGAACAAAGGAAACTGTGGTGGAGATAACTGTGCAATAACTGGAGGAGATGGAGGTGCTTCTTTTAGTGGTAATATAGCTGGAGGAAGTGGAGCCCCAGGTGTCTCAAACGGGACAAGAGGTTCTGGTGGTGGTGGAGGTTCATCAAATGCTGGTGGAGGTCCTACTCCTTCAAACGGTGGATCAGGTCAAATTATTTATAGATTTATTAGAGTTCAATAATTGTTTTTAAAACCAAAAAAAATAATATTAAATTCTTTAATTGCGCCATATAAATTAAAAGATATTAAACCTAATCAATCTAATAATAATCAACAGCTTATAGATCAACTTAAAATTGATATAAAGTTAAACGGCTTATTATGTCCATTAGTTGTTAATAATGGTGTATTAATTGATGGTCACCATAGATATGAAGCTATTAAAGATTTTTGTACAGAAACTCTTGTTTATGTGGTAAAAAACAAAGATATGGGAGAAGTATTATCAAAAATAAATAGTTATATTTGGTTTGATTATATAGGTAATTTAAATGCCTAATATATCTAAATGGTTTGGTTACCCAATATATATAACTAAGTTAGAAAACTTTGAAGAAATAAATAAAAAGATTGTACCAATAATACTAAGAGATATTACTCCAACTAATTCTCAATACTCAACAACTACAGATGTAAAACCAAAAGAACTACAATCTATTGATGATAACTTACATAAAGATATAAGGTTTAAAGATTTATATTTTGAATTAACAGAGATAATAAAAGATTGTTTATCTGCACAAAAGTATAATTTAGATTTATTTGAAATTTATATTACAAAATCTTGGGCTACCTTATCTACTAAAGAACAACATATTGCTTATCATAGACATATGAGTAGTCATTTTAGTTTTGTTTATTACCCACAAGCCCACGAACAAGGTAATTTATTTTTGCTTGATGATGACGCTCATAAAGTAGGATTATATATTCCAAAAAGAGATCCATATTTTACTGAATGGAATCAGAATAATTATGGTAAAGCTGATTATCCTGCAGAAACTGGTAATGTAATTATATTTCCATCCATGATGTTTCATGAGACAGGTAAGAATAAAAAAGATACACCTAGACTATCTATTTCAGGAGATATTATGTTGACTATGAAAGAAGGTGTAAAATCTGAACATAATATACCTTCTCCTGCTACTTGGATGAAGCTGTAAAATGATGTAAAATGGCTTATGCCTTTAACAAACGTAACTATTCGACCAGGAATGAATAAAGCAGATACCCCATCAGGAGCAGAAGGACAATGGATTGATGGAGATTTTGTTAGATTTAGATATGGCCAACCAGAAAAAATAGGTGGTTATACGGCTATTGGTCAAGAAACAATTGCAGGACCAACACGTGCTCAACACACTTGGACAGATTTAGAGGGAAGAAGATACGCTGCACTAGGTACTTCTAAAGCTTTGTATATTTATTATGAAGATAAGTTTTATGATGTAACACCTTTAGCAACTGCTATAACAGGTGCAACTTTTACATCAACAAACGGATCAAATACTGTTACTGTAAATAAATCTTCTCATGCTTTAGATGTTGGTGAATACATAACCTTTACCTCAGTTACTCTACCTGGTGGAGGTGCTACAGGTTTTACAGTCGCTAATTTTCAAGATTTTACTTATGAAATTTTAACTGTTCCAGATGCTAATACTTTTACGATTCAAATGAAAACAAATGAATCGGGAACAGGAATGACTGCAGCAGGATCTGCAAGTATTAATCCTTATGAAGAAATAGGACCAACAATTCAAACTTATGGTTATGGTTGGGGTACAGGAACTTGGAGTAGATTAACTTGGGGTTCTGGGACAACCACTTCTTCTTTGATTCTAGATCCTGGATCATGGTCACTTGATAACTTTGGAGAACAATTAATAGCAACTATTAAAGATGGTAAAACATTTGTGTGGAATCCTGGTGTATCAAATCCATTAGAACAAAGAGCAACGATAATGACAGGTGCTCCAACAGCAACAAGATTAACAATTACTTCTGATAGAGATAGACACGTAGTGCACTTTGGAACTGAAACAACAATTGGAGATAATACAACACAAGATCCAATGTTTATCAGATTTAGTGATCAAGAAAATTATAATGTGTATCAACCAACATCAGTAAACACTGCAGGTACATTTAGACTGGACACCGGAAACAAAATCGTAGCAGCAGTATCTGGTAAAGACTACAATTTAATTTTAACAGATCAAGCAGCATACACAATGCAGTTTGTAGGACCACCATTTACATTTTCTATAAGACAGGTAGGTTCTAACTGTGGATGTATCGGCCAACACGCAACTGTATACGCAGATGGTAAAGTATTTTGGATGGGAGCAGGTGGAGGATTTTTTGTATTTGATGGTACTGTTAAATTACTTCCATCACTTGTTGAAGATTTTGTATTCACGACTACCGGATCAAATGAAGGAATAAATTATTCATCTAATGAAATTATATACGGTTCACATAACTCTTTATTTAATGAGATAGTTTGGTTCTATCCAGCAGGTACACCCTCGGGAAATCCAGCGGTTCAAAACAACAGAGCTGTAGTTTATAATTATGTAGAAAATACTTGGTCTACTATGACACTTGCTAGAAGTTCTTATGCAGATGCAAGTACATACGATGTACCTTACGCAACAGAATACAACTCAACTGCTATACCAACAATTTCAAACATAAGTGGAGCAACAAATACTTTTGGTTCAACTACTTACTATGCTCATGAAGTAGGTAACAATGAAATATCTTTGAACGGCGCAGAAACTGCAATACCTGCATACATACAATCAGGAGATTTTGATCTACCTACTGAAGGTGATGGTCAGTACATGTTAAGAGTTAGTAGGTTTTTGCCAGATTTTAAAAATTTACAAGGAAATGCAATAGTAACTATATTTTTAAAAAATTTTCCTATCGACTCTGGAACTTCTTCACAATTAGGACCTTTTACTATAAACTCTACTACAGATAAAATTGATACAAGAGCTAGAGGAAGACTTGCAAATATTAAAATACAAAACACAGCAGTAAATGAAACTTGGAGGTTTGGAACCTTTAGAGCTGATGTTAACCCAGATGGTAGAAGATAATGAATGAAGATTTAATTTTTCAAGAATATAGTACAAATAGAGGTCTACAAGCAACATACCCAAATTATGAAAGCTATAGGGATTTTGTCATGAGCCAACAACCTCAACAAGCAAATTCTAATAATGTTGGAATAGCACCTTTAAATTCAATAAAATCATTAGGAAAAAATTTAATTATGAATAAGTTGTCAGGAGGTAATCCTTTAAGTATGGTTGGAGGAATGATGTTGAGTGGACTTAGTGGTTTAAGTAATAGACTTCAACAAACTGATTTTGCACAAGCAAAAACATTAGCTGATTATTATGATATGCAAAAATATGGAGGTCTTCAAGGAAGAACAGATGCTGCCGCTAGAAATATGGCACAAGCAAGAGGACTACAAAAACAAATGAACCAAAGAGATTCAGCACAAGTAAGTTATCAAGATGCAGGTAGAGGACAAATGCCAGCAAGTAACTCTGCACCAAAATCAGCTGGTATTTCAGCCGCTAATCAGGGAAGCATTGATCCAGCAGGAGCAGCAGGAAAAGGAAGAAAAGGATAATGGCTAAGATTAACGTATACGTACCGGAACCACCAGCAGAATATACTACAGAAGGTTTTAGACAAATTAACCAAGCATTAGCAACTGTTGAAAATCAATTAAATACTTCTTATCAACAGGACTTGAAAAACGAACAAGATTCATTTAATTACTTTATGCAATGACAATAAGATATAAAAGCGAAACATTTGATTTAACTACAACTAATGTGACTACTATTTTAACATGTCCTAGTGATGCTACTATTATTGGTAAGTCGTTACAAGTAAGTCATCAAGCTGGAGGTAGTATAGACGTAGATGTATTTTTACAAAAATCTGGTGGGTCGGATGTAGACATTGCTCACCAACCTTTATCAGCAGGTTTTGATAATTTTATTAAATCTAGTTTAAATATGGAAGCAAACGATATTCTAAAAGTGCAAGCTGATACAGCAAATGAAATTACAGGTGTAGTAAGCTATGCTCTAATAGATCGATCACAGGAAAATGGCTAAAAAATTTAAAGATTTTGTAGTAAGAGATAAGCCTAAAAAGAGAGGTCCTCGAAAGCATAAGAAATCATTATCGAAAAGTGAGAAGCGTCAAAAAAGATTAAAGCGTTACAAAGGACAAGGAAAAGGCTAGACAAATAACTTTAAAAGTATTATAAAAAGCTATGACTGATTTACCAAAAATACCGGCCACAGCAAAAGAAATTATTAAACACAAAAGAACAGGCAAAGTATATGCTAGTAAAACTGATTTTGATAACGATGTTGCTGATCCCAATACTGATACTACTGTGGACGACTTTAGACAAGACCTTGAAATTAAAGTTACTAAAGTTTCTATGGGGGCATTAACTAAAAAATAATGCAACCTCGTGGTGCAACTGAAATACAAATGGAGATGCTCCATAAGTATGTAGATAAAGACATACTGAATCAAGTTCAAATTTGTACATCAATCCCTGGTAAAGTTCCAATTGACCCAAACAAAGTAAATATACTTTGGCAGAAAAATTCTTGGGATCAACCTAATCTTCAAGAATTTTTTGGTAACAAGGCAAGACATAAAGAATATGATTGGTATGTATTTAATAGTCACTGGAATTATGAAAAGTTTAGATACTTCTTTGATGTACCTTCAGATCGTTGTCTAGTTATTAAAAACGGTATAGAAGATTTTCCCATAAGAAAAATCTATAAAAAAGGTGAGCCTATAAAATTAATACACCACTGCACACCTTGGAGGGGTTTAAATGTTGTATTACGTGCAATGCAAGAAATAAAAAACCCTAATATTATATTAGATGTTTATAGCTCAACACAAGTATATGGAGATGCTTTTAAAAAAGCTAATGACGAACAATTTAAACCTTTATACGAACAGGCAGAGAAACTTCCTAATGTAAATTACATAGGTTATAAACCTAACGAATACATTAGAGAGATGATGCCTAACTACGACATGTTTGTGTATCCTAGTATATTCGAAGAAACTTCTTGTGCGTCTGCACTAGAGGCTTTAGCATCAGGAGTTCATGTAATAACCAATAACTTTGGAGCTCTTTATGAAACTTGTGCCGAATGGCCTGTGTACGTTAACTACTCTAATAATTACGAAACTATGGCTAAGGATACAGCAGCAGCTATTGAAGTTGCAGCGGGATATTTACATGAAGATTTTATACAGACACATTTAGCAGAACAACAAAAGTTCTATAAAAGATTTTACAGTTGGGATAAAAAAGGAATGGAATGGACAAGCTTTTTGAAAGGAGCCATAAGTGAACGAAACAATAAATGAAGATACTTATCAAACGTTAAAAGAATTAAAAGTTAAACCACAACCTTACGAAAAAGCGATTACTCCATTATGGAAACAGGACACCGGACAACGGAAACCAAAGTCGCCTTATTCTATTATGGTTGCAACTCCAGTACATAGTGAGTGCTCTATACACTATACTCAAGCTTTACTAGAGTTACAGCAATTATGTATTAAAAATAA